GATGTAGGCTGAACTGTCAGAGCCATGCGAGATCGTGCCGTGCGTGATGTAGAACGTGCGCCCAGCCGGAACAGTGTAGCGTGCGCTCTCGGTCCTGTTGTGGCCGTCAAAGATCCGCTCGTACACGGTCGCCGGCACGCCAGCCGTAACCGTGCCGACACCGATGTAGATGTTCTGCGCAGTCGGGTTGGCCAGCACATAGGCGTTTTGTATGCGCAGGTACGACAGCGTGGTGGTCACGGCTGTCTGGCCGGTGATCGTGATGATCTCATTGATCGGCATGTAGTTGGCATCCAGGCCGTTGATCATCACCTGGCATGTGGCTGTGGCATCGTCCGACGACACCAGCATCTGCGTGGCACTGGCCGGATATTGATACACGCCGCCGTGATACCAGATGGTTTCTTCCGACAGCTGCACATCCGGATTGTTGCCATAGACAAAGACAGGCGTGCCGTTGGAGACATGCCCCATCGATGCACGCAGGTTAAACGGCATCTCCTTGTGCAGCTGCCAGCTGTGGTGGGCTTCGAGATCAGTCATCTTTATTCCTCGCGCTGATCGCCGATGCTTTCTTCTTGGCGTCGGCCTTGCTGCTTGCGCCCCAGGCCATCAGAGACTTGAGCAACCTGGTCGGCTTGCCGTCCTTGTCACGCTCCGGCCCAGGCATGTTGCCCATACGCGCCAGGAACGAGGCGCGTCGTGGGTTGTCGCCAGACTTCACCGGCGCCTTGAGATCCGAGCCAGGGTTCTCACGCTCATAGGAGCGGCGCCCCTTTTCGTTCAGGCCGCCGCTCTCTGCCTTGCCTTCCGATCGCTGCCAGGCTGGAGACTTAGCCACCCTTCTTCTCCTTCTCCTTGAACGGCCCAGCCTTGCGGGTCATCAGGGAGTAGGTCTTGTCGTCGATCGTGCTGTCGTCCTTGTCACGAGACGTGCCGGCCTCCTTGCGTGCGTTCATGTTCGCGTACAGTCCAGGCTTCTTGTTCATCGCGTCACCCAATCAGTTTGCCAAGTGTCTTAGGTCCGGCCACACCGTCAGCCGTCAGTCCATTGCTTGCCTGCCACTTCTTCAGCGCAGCCTCAGTGCCAGGGCCGAAGTCTCCGTCAGCCGTCAAGCCCAAGGCAGCCTGCATCTTCTTGACCAGCTCACCCTTGGCGCCACGACGCAAGACCTGCGTGACAGCGTCGGTGATCTGCGAGTTTACCTCGTTGGTGTTGGCTGCACGCAAGGGGATCTTGCCTGTGAGGATGGCCATGGCTTTGTCGTACCGCGCTTGGCGGTCAGAAAGGCCGATGTTCCCCCCGTTAATCTTCTTCGTGAGTGCCGGAACGCTGCCCGTGTCGGCAATCGGGTTCAGGTTGTTGGTGTTCCAGAACCAAAGGGCCGAGGCCAGCGCACCCTCCTTGGTCTCGACCCACACGGCAGCCTCTTCAGCGGTCATGTCGTAGTCTTTGGCGAAACGGGTGTAGTTGTCCCGCCCGGTGAGCTGCTTCAGGCCACGCCCACGGAAGCGCCAGCCGTCACCTGGCTGCGTGTTGCCTAGTTTCGAGGAGCGAAACTCATCCATGTAGACGTAGTTCGCAATCTTCTCAGGGTTCCGAGCATACTCTGCAGCGTTGCGCTTGCCTGGACCGAAGTACCGGGGGAAGACCTTGTTCAGCGTTTCCTCACGGTAGTTCAGGTTCTCGGACATGGCATTGAAGTCCATGCTCTCATGGGCGCACTGAGAGACAAATCCAGCGATCCGCTCTGGTGTCGTGATGTCGTACTTAGGCAGCGCCTTGTTCAGCTCCTCGCACCAGGCATCCACTTCCTTGTTGGTCGGGATCATGGCACGCAGCTGGTCAACGGTCAGAAGGGTCATTCAGTTTCTCCTATTCGCACCAGGATTGTTTCGCATCGCCCTTGTATGGACGAGCCAGGCCGGCAGAGATCAGGCTTTGAGCTAGGCTCTGGTGGTCCAGGTAGACATCCCCCAGCACCCGGCCACCATACTTATCCCACTTCAAGATCTGCACATCGATCTCCGTGGCATTGGCGACCGCGTCTTTTGTAAACGCGCTGGCCTTCTTTGCCAGGGCAGCCTCGGCATCGCATTGAGCGCGAGGTGCTTTCTCCGGTGTGTCAATGCCGATCACACGGATGGACAGCTTCGGCGGCAGAGGCTTTGGCAGGAAGTCCACCGCGATCTCAACCGTGTCGCCATCGATCACTCTTGTGATCTCATACTGGTCAGCCAGCGCAGGGCTGGCCGACAGGAGGAGGATGCCAAGCCACTTCACTTCTTTGGCTTCTTCTTCGTGATGGCGCCAAGCACAGCTTCTTGAGCCATGTCCTTGCCCATGCCACCGAGCAGGTCACCGACGTTGCCAGTGGCTGCAACCTTGATTGCGTTCTCCACCGGGTCAGGCAGGTTGACCTTGTCCAGCACTGCGTCCACGACCTTCTCCTTAGCCTTGCGGCCAATCATCATTCCGATCATGCGTCCAATCATTCGGTGTACTCCTGTGTCGGCGGCTCATCGTTGCCACCCTTGTTGCGGTTGTTGCCCGCTGCCATCACACCGCCGAGAGCGCCAACGATGAACGAGGCGATGGGGGTCAGCAGTTCAAAGAACTTGCGGTCGTTCTCGCTCGACTCGCCCATGGGCTGGGTCACGAAGACGAGGCTGTAGAGGATGGTGAAGATGGTGCCAGCCAAGATCACCACCAAGGCGCAGCCGATGAAGTACCGCAGCTTGGCTTCCATAATCTCTGGATCGTTCTTGCTCATTCCGAAGCTCCTGTCAGATCGCTCGCGCAGTTTTTAGTGCGGAGGCAGATTGGGGGTTGGCACTCCAAGGACGACCAGTTGGCCGGGTCTTGGCAGGGATAGCGGTAGAACCCGTCACCAGACAGGTAGAAGACCGCTGCAATGGCGGCGGCGAAGCCTAGCCAAACGAAGTTCTCAAGTTTCATCATCGCATTGGGTTCCTCACTAGGTCGTCCATAGCTTTCCACAGGTCTTCAATCTCGGCGTCGTATTTCTCCAGCTTGCCAGCGAGGCCGCTGGTGACGCTGTCCGACTTCTCGACCTTAGTGCGAAGGTCCATCAGCTCTTTCTGTTGCTCAAGGATGCTCGCCATTTGCGTCGAGATTGCCGACAATTTTGGTGCAAGCCCGCGCACGTCGTTGTCTTGGATCGCCTGCTCCAGAGTTTGCACCCGGCTCTCGACACCCAAGACGCCATCCACGCTCTCCTCAACAGCCCAGAAACGGTTGACGGTATCGTAGCCCACATAGATCGTGCCGCTCAAGCCTGACAGCACGGGCAGGGCGGCGGCAAGCCACCAGCCCTTTACGTCAAAGCCAGCGATCCGCAGGCCGTTGGTTTCAGCTTCCTCGCTCACGAGCCATACCCGGCAGCGTAGACATCCTCGACCGACACAGTGTTAGCCTGTAGCAGCCCTTGCAGGCCGATGCCGAAGGCGTTGGCGGCGGAGATGTTCATGATGTCAGCCGTGGCGCTGTAGGCCACAGTCGCGCCGTACAGGCTGGTGCCGCTGTTGGCAGCGTAGGCGTCCACCGTCCCGGTCATGGTCGTGTTGCGGGATGCAGCCAAGAAGGCACCAGCATCGCGGGCATAAGACTGCACAGCGCCGAGAGCGTTGTTGTAGTTGCTCACGTCGGCAGCCGTGATGGTCATGTCGTTGTTGCTCAGCACAGCCTGCACAACCATCTGCTCCTGCACGGTGTCTGCGTTTGCGGCCATGTTGGCGACGGCTTGAACCTCCATCAGAACCGCAGTCGCGGCAACGAGGTTATCGACAGCCGAATCGAGATTGACCATTGTTGCGGCGTATTGATCCTGAAACAAAAGCTCGGCGTTGTAGTATGTCGCGTCGATCACCCCCTGTACGTCAGAGTTGTAGTCGAGCCGCATCTGTTCGGTGACGCTGGCAGTCTGCATGACGCCCGGTGCGAGGATGTCGCCGTTGCTTGCGCTGTAGATCGCACCAGCCGTCAGGCTCTGCGAGGCTGTAAGCTGGTCAAGGATTGCTTGGGCTGACCCCTGAAGGTTGGTCATCGTCGGCTCTGCGTGTGCGGCGGAAACGCTCAGACAGAGTAGGGCCACTGTTTTCTTGAGGTAGGACATCGGGCAATTCCTCTCCAATGCGAAGGAAGGTGTCCCAGAAGGACCGATCTTGCGCGTATCCTACCACATAGGTGTGCGGGTTGTCACGCATAGCCAAGTACCCTTCACGCCCTACCAACAGCTTGCCCGTCTCAATCGAGTAGATCGGGCAGGGCGTCGATGCTAGAGCCATAGCCTTGTAGATCGACGGGCTTTCGCACATGACAGAGATGCCGCTGACTTGCAGGCCGAGACCGCCGCTTTCTTGTGGGGTGCCTAAGAGGCGGGCGTCCTTGCGGCGGTTGCATTCCGGGTCTTGCTCCATCTTGCCCTCGGCTCTGCCAAAGATGCTGACTTGGAACGCCTGCTGGTAGGGGATGAGACAGCTATCGTTACCACCGCCACCCATGACTGTCGGTGCGGCGGCTGTCGGCACAGGCGTAGAGAACGGTGAGGAGCCTGCGCCGTTGTAGTTCTTCGTCTCGCTGGTGGAGACGTTGTTGCTGTCGATGGTCGAGTTGGTGTTGCCGGAGTTAGTGTTCAGGTCGCCCGTGACTTGGGCGCTAGCCGTGGCTGTCAGTAGACAGAGCAGAGCGCACCCATAACGTCCCGCGTTTCGCCAGAGCATAGCAGCTCGTTGGCCGCGTCGCCGTGCGCCATGTAGTAGAGCGTTTCCGCGTTCTGTCTGATCTCGCACTGGCGGTCACCTTTCGGGCAGGCCGTCGTGTAGGCCACGGACGATACAGTAACAGGGCCGCAGCCAGCGACCAAGAGGACGAGTAGCAGCCTCATTTGCTCATCCCCTGCAAGATGCGGTCGATCTTGGTGTCGAGGCTGTCGATCCGCGCCAGCACCCGGTTGATGTCGGCATGCATGTCGGCCCGCGTGGCGTAGTCCTCGCGGGTGCGGTTCAGCAGGATTTGCAGCCGCTTCACCTCGTCCACATGGCTCTTGAGTATCCAGCCGAAGATGCCGAGGATGGCGGTCAGGCCGAAGTTTATAATCATCTCCGTGGTCATCAGATCACCTCAAGCGGAAGAACGGCGGCAGCACCGACCGACGTGGCCACAAAGTCCCAGAAGTCCATCGTGCCAGTGCCGCTTACTTTGTCCCAGACTTCTTTGCCCGCAGCAACCATGGCCGTGAACACGAAAGCCGCCCACGGAGCCGTGCCGTAAGCCACGCAGAAGCAAGCGATGGCCATGCCAGCCCAGAAGTGCGCCTGCTTATCCAGCGCGAACATCAGTCGGCCTCTGCGGGCAAAGGTTCGTTGCCCTCGGCCAGCCACTCCAGATACTTCTGGTAGTCCGTGTTGGCTGGGTCCATCGGGATGAAGGCGTTGTCAGACAGGCGCTTGACGCACTGAGCTTCTTGGCCTTCAAACATGGGTTTGACTTGTTGGTACATGATTACAACTCCGCATTAGCAGAAAGAAAGCCGTTTGGAAAGTTTGAGGGGAAGGCCAAAATCATATTTGGACTTGTCATCCCTCCACCAGCTACGGCCAAAGTAATCAAAGTTCCCGGATTTCCGGGATATGAAGCCGTAATTGACGTTACAGTTCTTGTAGCCACAGTTGACTCTGTAATTTGTTGTGAGCCAGTGCCTACTAGTGCAATTGTTGGCGTTGCTCGTTTTGCCACAGAAAAATTAAAAGTCATGTCGCAGGAAGTTGCCGCTGTAGCCCTGCCAACTCCGGATTGCCCAAACAATTCATAATACCGCTGGCACCGCGCCAACTCAGGCCCCAATTCGGGCTGCTTGTAGAGGTCCGTCGCCGCCGTGGTGTGAGTGCCAACCTTGATGTGGACGCCCCACAGGTCAACCCCGATGGTCTGGAGGCCGAGGCTGTCGGATCGGGCGTTGAAGTCAGAGCCTGCGCTGGTCCAGAATGTCAAGCGCAAGTAATCGTTATTGTCTGTTCCAAGCGTTTTCCCGGCAATGGACGGGACAGCAATCGTGACAGCAAACGGGGCATACGATGAAGTGAGAGTTACTGTCTGCGGAGTGGCAAAGACAGTAGATGATGGGGAGCCACCGCTGCCGAAAACCTGCAAAAGTTCGACTGCCATGTTTCCAGAGCCAGACGACCTACGCGCCCATCCAAGAATGGTGATGGTCTGACCAGCGTAAGAGCGAGCCCCTTCAATGTTTTGATAAAAACTAGCAACATGTGAAGCTAGTGTTTGCCCACTTACCGTCTGGCGCAGGAAGTATGTGGGGTTGTTGTTGCCCAGCGTGTCGCCCAAGGTGAAAGCCTGCCGAGACATAGTAACTGTTCCGGCATTTTGACTGTTAGCCCACCGATCCGCCGCCACATACCCATTGGCCGTGCTACTCGTCCCCCGCTGCCAGAAGTCGAAGGCCCCGTTGATGATGCGGTTCTCAGGGTCAAGAACACCGGGGCGCAGAGGCACAGTGTTGATCGTAGCCGTGTTGCCACCAGAGGCGTCGAGGATCGCGTTTGTGCGGAGTGTGGACATTAGTTGGCCTCCAGTTGTGCAGCCAGATGCGCCGCGTAAGCCGTCTTAACCGCGTCAGTGTGGACCGCAGCCACAACAGCTTGGACCTCGGCGCTTTGGCCCGAAGCATCATCCGCAGGGGAAATCACATGCCGATGGTAGTTCCGGCTGATCTCGACCCCGTCGCGCTCAATGATCGTGGCCGTGCGAACCTGAACGTGCTTGAAGGTTCCGACGATCTCGATCTTGTCTTCGACTGTGCGTTCCGTGAGTGCCATCGTTTATCTCCTTATGGCTGGACTGTCCGACCCCTTGGTGCGGGGTTAGGTTGTGATGTAGGTTAAAGTGAAGTTTAACGTAATCTGACTACCGCAAAGCCCATTTGTAACAGTGTTGGTTGTGGAAGACGTTCCACTAAAAACAATGAGCGGCGCACATTTTGCTGAACCTTTGGTGGGCTCCATAACTATGTAAGACCCGCCGTTAAGGTTAATCTGTCTAGTCAAACAAGCACCGGGGGCGTATGCGGATTGTGTGTCTGCAACCACAAACGGCAAATCCCAAATAGCAACGGTTCCCCCAGACAAGCTTGCGGTCGCCCCTATGACACAACGTAGAATGACAGTATTACCCACTTTTGTATAGGTCCCACTATAATCGCCTGCGGAAACAAGAGTAGAACCTGTGCTGAAGTCTGCAATACGAGGCGTCCAAGTCCCCTCCTCATAGTCATCCAGCAAGTTGGCCGAGCCAGTGCCGCCGAGGTAGACGCCACCTAATGCCGGGCTAGCCCCAGAGACAACCACAGTCCCCGTCGCATCCGGCAGCGTCAGCGTCCGATCAGTTGAGCTATTGGGCGAGGCGAGGGTGAAGTTCCCCGTGCCAGAGGCGTTGCCCGAAAGTGTGATGCGGCTCATTGTGCGGCCTCCTCAATGGTGAGCGTCCCGGCCTCTACCTGACGCATGATCTCATCGTAATGCCGATTGCCAGCGACAACAGGGACAGACCACTCTTCTCCGTTGATGGTGGCAGAGATGCCTCCGGGCTGGCCGTCAAGACCAATGATGTATTTTGCCGAGGTTATATTCATTGCCAAGTCCCTCAAAGTTCAGCATCAAAGCCAAGAAAAGCAGTAGTAGTATTGTTGCTAAGGCACATCGACCCTTGGCCAGCAGTCATCCCAGATGCAACAACAAAGTCTACGCGGGCGGTATTGCTAGATACTTGGTTTCCACCAGTAATAGACGGAACAATAGAGCAAGCGGTTACGACGGCGCCGTGGACAACACAATATTGTGAAGCAACCCCGCTAGTGCCAAGGGATGGCGCGCCGCGCATCTTGACAGGAAATGGCACTGAACAACTTGCGCTTGTTGTTGAGGTGTTGAAACCGCTTCCAAAAGTAGTGTATGCCGCATCCGCATTTGCGCGGTAGTAATACCGCTGGCACCGAGCAAGCTCCTGACCATATCCAAGGTTCTCAAACGGCGTAGCAATCGAGCCAGCCTCAAGCTGCACGTTGGCAAACGTCCCGCTGGTAAAGCGCACAGTGGCGTTAGTATTTGCCGACAGCGTAAAGGTCCCGCCCTTAGCAACAGCAACACCGCCAACCGTGGCAGTCGCCGTGCCAGTCCAGTTCAAGACATAGGTTCCGCCGACAATGTTGGCACCCTCGATCACTTGCTCGACACCACCAGCCGGAGCAGTCATCTCACGGGCTGCGTCGTTCCCGGTAAAGGTCAGGTTCTGGCCGGAAGTCACAACGCGCCAGCGATCCAGCGTGTATTGGTTTGCCCCGGTGGTGTTAGTGCCGCTCACATAGGCGCGCTGGTTGATCCGACCCGAGCCGTTGATAATCAGGTTGCGCCCATAGACGTTAGGTGCGGAAATTCCGTTTGTTCCGTTGATTGTGACAGGCATCAGAGAACCACCCAGTTAGAGCCAGAGGGGACCGTGACGGTAACCCCCGAGTTGATCGAAATCGGGCCGACCGACATCGCGTTCTTGTTCGTCGTGATCGTGTAGTTCGTGGTTACAGTCTGGCCGTTCTCCACGAAAATCTCGTCAGACCCGCCGCCCGTCGCACCGCCGCCGACCGATCCCCAAGCAGAGCCGTTGTAGCCCTCGAACTTGGTGACATCGCTGTTGAAGCGGAAGTAACCAGCGGCAGGAGTGCCGTCGCGTTGAGCCTGCGTGCCGGTCGGAATAACAGCAGATCCAGTGTCAGATGTCTTGGCAACCCGATCGGCAGCCAGGGCAGCCGATGCAGCCGCATTGGTCTCAGACGTGGCAGCCGCAGATGCCGATGCCGCTGCAGCCGTCGCAGAGTTGGAGGCATTGGTGGCGGAGGTCGATGCCGCCGAGGCCGAGCTGGCCGCGTTGGTGGCCGACGTGGACGCGGCAGATGCAGACGATGCAGCATTGCTGGCAGAGGTGGATGCCGCAGATGCCGATGCAGCCGCATTCGTCTCAGCGGTTTCGGCATTGGTTTCTGCCGTCTCAGCGTTGGTCTCAGCCGTCTGGGCCGCAGATGCGCTGGCAGCCGCTGCACTCTCAGACGAAGCCGCATTGCTTTCCGACGTTGCCGCTGCGCTTTCAGACGCAGCCGCCGCAGCCGCAGAAGCCGCCGCAGCTGATGCAGAAGAGGAGGCATTGCTGGCCTGGGTCGTAGCCGTTGAGGCCGAAGAGGAGGCCGAGCTGGCCGAGCCAGCCGCAGCCGTGGCAGAGTTGGCTGCGTTGGTGGCCGAGGTTGCCGCCGCAGATGCAGACGATGCAGCCGCCGAGGCTGACGTAGTGGCCGATGCCGCATCCACAATCAGCGCCCACTTCGCCACGTCAGCGTTGCTGCTGATCGGCTGAGATCCAGTGGAGGTGTGCGCCGTCACGCAGATGTAGATGTTGTTGTTCGACGTGTCCTTGACGATGTCGCGCTGCGCAAAGGCCGTGCTGGTGGCCCAGTTGCCGCGATAGGTGCCAAGCTCGTGGGTGACCGCCAGCTCGCCGGCGCTGTCAAAGGCGAAGATCTTGTTGGCCCGCGATGCAGCCGACACAGTGAATTCGGTCGAGCCGATCGTGTTGGTGCGCGATGCCTTGATCGATCGGCCCAGCTCTTCGTCATGCTGCTGAACGATGAACGTCAGCTTATCCAAGGCATCTTCCAGCGACTGAGCCGGGAACGGATCGTTCTCAACCAGGTCCAGCTCTTGCACCAGATCCTGCTCACGCAGAATGGTCAGCGTCTCACCAGATGCCGGCGCCGTCAGCATGGTGACGTTGCCGCCGCCTGCGTTGCCGACACCGCTAACAGTGTAGTGCGTGGTGATCGTCTTGACAGTCTCAGTGCCAGTGGCCGAGCGCACGATGACGGTCAAGTCATCCTGGTCAAAGATCTTGAACGAGTACGCAAAGACAGTGGTCGAGCCATTGCCGTTAAACTGTACCCTACTGGTGCTGCTGCTGACGGTCATCTCAGATCCTCTCAATGCGCGGTACACTTACCACGATTGCAGTTTCATTGCCAGTTTATCGGAAACCACCGCCAGTTTGAATAATATTTGACGGGCGCATCCAGAAAGTTTGATCATTCTCGTTTTCAACGCGCCGCTCCATGCGACGCAGATAGCCAGGATTGATCGTTTCTTGCATCTGATACCACAGCAGGTAGTCGAGAGCCTGCTTGGTGTAGAACAGGTTGGCAAACGGAATGTTGCTCTTGATAAGCTTAATTGCGTCACCGCTGATGTCTTCGTCGCCCCCGGTTACAACGCCACGCGCACGCTGCAGCAGGTCGATCGTATCAGTAATCGTCGTAACGCCAGGACCGGCGATTGTTTCGAGCGTCCCGCCACCAAAGCGGTTAGCCTCTCCAAACAGAAAGTCTCCATAGATGCCAAGGCCGCCGCCCTGCATCATTGCAGCAATCATCGTTTCAGGTGTTGCTGGTCTTGGGTCACGACCCTTCAGGAGTTCTTTGGCCTGCATAGACAGGTAGCCCAGCGCAGTGGTGCCTACGATTACGTTGGCAAGTGCCTGCACGCTGCGACCACTGGTAAGAGCCTCACGCTTGCTCTTTGCTCCATAGCCGTAAACGTGGCGACCAAGATTTCGCGCAATTGCTGTAATCCCGAAAGACTTAAACTGCGTCAGGGTCCGAATGGCTTCGCCGGCAAGTGTTCCAGGCCTGTAACCCCTACGCAAGATAGACCGTTCACGCGCACCAGGCGACGGGATGGCACTCTCTGTCTCAGTCATAATCATGGCAAACACAGATTCGCGCACCTGCTCGTCTGCTATTTCTCCAGGTATTATGTAATCCCGGCCATCTGGACCCTTCTTCACAGAAGTCCGAGCGATGTCCCACTCTTTGGCCTTAATGCTGTAGAGGCCCAGAATTCTTTGCAAATCCTGCGGCAATTCTGCAAACGACTTTGCGGCTTCACGCCCCATGTCGTTTGAAATCATCAGGGCAACACCGCGCTTGTTGGACTCGGTCCAAGGCTGCAGGAGATTAAGCTTAAAAAACAACTGCATAAGCTTTGACGTTGCACCCGGCATGTCGTCTTGCGCATCAAAGCGTGACATGAAGTCGCCGAGCTGTCCTTCAATGCCAACGCCCATTCGGTCGGCAAGTTCGCGTTTTTCAGGTCCGCCCATTCCTTTGAACACGGCTGTAAACGCATCGCCCCAAGAATCAAGCAAGCTGCGTCCTTGATACATGCGGGCGCTGGAGATGAAAGCCAAGTCGGATGCAGCAGAAACTACAGCGCCGCCAAGCTTTGACATTGTCTGCAGCGCTCTGAATCCGCTCATCCAACGCGCTATTGTGCTGCTAGAGCCAATGTTTACATCGCCGGTGACTTCATCCAAAGCAGCTTGCAGATTGACGACACCGCTCCACCCCTCGCGATTGATTGATGCCAGTTTCGTCGGGTCGTCCCTGTATTTTTCGCGCAGTCGATTGAGAACCCGATCAAGCATAGCTTGAGGGTTTGTTCCCAGCATTTCCATGATTGCTGACGATCGTGCCGATGATTGCAGATCTTGAAGGTAGGCTTCTCGCAAGCTTCTTGAACCAAAGGTCTGGTTATAGTCGTACCAATCGTCAGCATTCTTGAAGGTAAACACACCGTGAGCGCTGCGCTTCTTTGCAAGGTTGGCCGGACCCTTGAACATTGCGGAAATATCAGCCGGCATTTGATCGTTGATACGAACGCCGCTGACGATCGCACTGTATGCGCTGTCCAAGAACTTTTCTATGCGATCAGGCCGAATGTCCATGCGATCATAGTCAAGCCGATCGCGGATGTAGTTCTTCCACTCGTCTCTGCCAGCTTTCGACAGAAGCGCAGGATTGTGGCTGCTGCCAACAACGCGCCCAGACTTGAGCTGAATGTACGATCCAGCCCGGTTTTCACG